AACCATATGTTTGTTCTACAGGTCCAATCTCAACGTAAGGATTTATAGTTGTTCCACCCGCTGCGGACATACCTGTGCCTGTTTCTGTTATAGGCATAACTATTTGAAAACTGTTTGTTGCTAAACTTGTTGATTGAACTTCAAAAATATTGTTTGTAAAATCTGTTGTGTTAAATCTAGTGACTGTAGATTCTCTTACAGCTGTTGCCGTATCATGTGCAATAGCAGTTGTGCCTCCTGTACCCCTTGTGCATCCTGTTAAATCGTTAGTGGACTTTCCTGAGTAAGTTATTATTTCATCATTAATTCTTACAGAACCTGATGTAGAAAAACTTGATGCATCTGCCAAAGTTATTGTTGTAGCTGTAGCAGTTATTGCACCATTCAAAGTTGTAGTTGCTCCTGGAACTGTTACAGATGATAACGTAATATAATCTCCAGCTTGTAATGTATGAGATGTTTTATTTACAGTTACATTTGCAGAATTATTTGTAGATGTAAATGTAGCACCAGTAATTGCTGTATCTAAAGGAGTAATATCATAAAACGCACCCTCGTAATAAATATATAAAGCTTTAGATGAACCTAAAGCAGCATACTTTTCTCCAGCTATACTTGTCCAAGTGTGTTGAGCTCTAGCTGGACCTGAGATCGTAGCTCCACCTAATGCTTCAAACCCACCAATTTTTTCAGGTTGACCATATCTAAATCGTACAAAATCACTATCGATCCATTGTCCCTCAGCTCCTGATGGTGTATCTGATTTATTAATTCCTGGTACTATTCTGACAGTTGTTAACGCCACAGATTACTCCTACGTTAATGTTTCACCTGTTACAACAAAAGTGTTTGATGCAGTGCAAATAAGAGTTGCAACACCTCTTGTCCCTAAAGTTCTATCTGCATTTGATCCATCCTTTGCAAAGAACATTGTTACACCAGATCTATTTATTGCAATTGTTGAAGCAGTATTATTAAAAATTTTTATTTGCTGTCCTGCAGAAAATACACCTGAAGGCACTGTAATTGTGTTTGATGCAATGATTAATTTACCATGATCAGCAGCGACAAGAGAGTATGTTGAACCCTGAGAATTTGCGGGTAGGAGTCTTATCTCTCCTTTAGAATCAGATACTGTACCAGCAGATGTGCTTATATTATTCGTAGCTGCAACAGTTGAACCAAAAATAGCAGCACCACTCGTTCTAATTGTATTACAAGTTGTAGCTGCAGTGACTGTAATATTACTTACATTAATAGTTCCATCAGAGCTGTTACCTTGATCGAGAACTGTATCAAGAGTGTTATTTGCAAGTTGTATTCCTGATATTAAATTTAAGTTTGTGCCGTCAGAATAACAAAAATGACTTTTACCTTGTGTTAAAGTAAAACCAGTTCCTGATGAAGTTTTAAAAGTTAAAGTATTTCCTGAGTGAGTTGTGCCATCTACTACCACATAAAATTTTTCTACTGAGTCAGGTATTGTAACAACTCTAGTTCCTGCAAGAGTTCCTGTAAATTTTAGAACCATATTTCTTGCATTAGATATTGTACCATCACTCATATCTAAATCTATATTAGACGATGCTACGTTAATTTCTTGATAACCTGCAATTGCTTGTTGAACAAGATTTAAGTTTGTATTAGTTTTTGTTCCCCATGTACCAGCGTTTTCACCGGTTGCCATAAGTTCAAATTTCAAATCTGCTGAAAATGTCGATGCCATAATTTATTATAACTCCTTTAAGCTGCTATATCAACCTCCGTCCAAGTGTTAGTTACACCTGGATCTACGTTACTCCATGATATAATTAGTGGTGATCCTACTGCACTTGTTAATGATTGACCTGTTACATCTACTGGTGTTTCTAAGAAAACAGTTGGTGTTCCTATTGCAGATGTTAATGACGATCCTGTTACAGAAACATCAATGTCAATACTTGCAACTGAATTACCTATATTAATAGTCATAGGTACTCCAGTGACATTAACTACTGCTGATCCTGTAATAGTAGGTGATCCTGTTGATGTTGTAATTACACTACCAGTTGGAGAAACTACTGCTGTTCCTGTTGCTGTAGATGTGCCAACGGCCGTCGTTAATTGTTGACCTGTTGCAATTACATCTGGATCTGTTTGCGCTTGCCCAATAGCTGTGGTTAATGAAACGCCTGTTACAGCTGCAATCGTATTAGGTGTCCCTAATGACGATATCGAATCTTGTGCTATAGCTGTTATTCCTAAACCCATAAAACTCCTATAAGCGAACTAGGACGGTGGTATGTGGTGTAAGTCCTAGCCCGCTTGTGTGTTATAACACGATTTTGTTATCTTTTAAACCATGATGGAAGACCTAAATGTGGTCTTTTATCGAACATATTATCTTTTGATCCAGGAGTTTTACGATTGTTATAATGAAGAAAAACCTGAACGCATTCTTTTCCTTTAAATTTTTCTCTCCAATGTTCTAGCTCACAGCCAGAATAAACTAGCATGTCTCCTGGTTTTAAATCAACTTGAATGCCTTTTTTACCAACTTCTCCAGATGGTTCTAAATATATAGGCCAATCATCACCGCCTAAATTCATAGTGGTAGATATCTCACAACTAAATCTATCTTTATGTCTTTTAAGTTCATCACCTTT